TTTCCTCATCAGGGGGCTCTCGAGCGACTCGGCGGCCGGGTCGTCGGATTTCGACAATTCTTGGAGGTCTCGCACCTCGTTGGACTTCATCCATGGCGAGTGGCCGCCGGAGCCAAGCGCCTTCGCGAAGAAGTCGGCCTGGTCTTTCAGCGTGCCGCGCAGCAGCGCTCGCTCGTTGAACTTGGCGTAGTAGAGATCGCGCTCCTTCTCGCTGAGCAGCTTGAGGGCGATCTCGTCCTCCCAGATGGTGAACCAGTGTTGCAGGCCGTACTGCACGAAGAAAATGCCCAGCTGCTCGATCCCACTGCCCCAGGACGTGTCGTCCATCATCAGCAGCGGGCGCGGCACGCCGAATGCTCGAGCGACTTCCTCGATCTGGTGGTCTCGCCCCTCTTCGAGCTGCGAGTCGCGGGCCGAATTCGCCCACTTCTCGGCCTTGATGCCGCTCTCCAGCACCATCCATTTGTGCGCGTGGTCAGTGCCGGAATAGCGCGATTCCAAGCTGTCCTGGATGTTCTTGATCTGCTGTGGGTTCAGCTTGTTCGGGTACGACAGCGCGCCGCCGGCCATGACGCCGTTCTTGAAGATGCGGGCCGCAGCTTTCTGCGCTTGGATCGACAGGCCAATCGCTTCGCGGGCTTTCTTCACGCGGGACAGACCGACCAGGCCGTGCTCGTCCTCACTCAGATCGGCAAGGTGTAGGACATCCTTGGCGCCGAGGGTGAGCAAGCTGCCGTCTGGGCGCTGCACCTCGTATCGCACCGTGAAGTCATCGTTCATCTTCGGCGTGACTTTTCCCGGATCCAGGGGGATCAGCCGCGCCACCGTGTTGCCGCGCCAGATCACCCTGGCGTAGGCGTTTCCGTGCAGTAGCGCCCGCAGCTGCATAGTGCTCTTGAACTTGTACGGGCCCTGGTATTCGTTCGGGCGGCTTTTGAGCACCCGATACAGCGAATGGTCGACCGCGTAGGCCTTCTCGTCGCCGCGGATCGTGAGGTTCAGCGGCAGCATCCCGATCGACTCGGAAATAAGGCTCACGCAGCGCAGGACCGCCATGTTCTCGAGCGCTTTGGACGTCGTGACATACTCGCCGCTGGCAGTTTCACCGCCGCGCATGAAATCGAACAGGTCTGCACTCGTCAGGGCTGCGGACGGCCCTTCCGCGTGCTGCTGCGCTGTTGGGCCGGCCGACTGGTCGGCCCGGCCGTCAGCCGGGGCCGTGGCCGCACCCGGCCAGAATCGGTCGAAAAATCCCATGAGGTTCCTTAAAACATGAGGATGCCGCGCTCGCTGTAAGCGGATTCGACGGCTACCGGGTTCAGCGCCATCAGCGAAACCGCGCTGAACGCGGACATCAAGGGGTCGATCTTGGCCTTGCCGCTGGCCTGCTTCGTGATCAAGATTGCATTGCCCTTGTCTTCGACCCGAGCGTTGCCGACGCACCAGGCCATCATCGGGCGGCCGCCGTGCAGCAGCTCGCGCCCGGCAACCTTGCGCTCGGTGGTCTTGATCGCGCCGTTCAGGCGGTAGCCCTGGGAGATCGCGATGATCTGCTCCATCTTGATGCCGCGCGCTTCGGTGATCAGCTCGTCGACCACATCCCCGATGCCGGCGGCGTCGACGCCAATGCTTTTTTCCTCGGGCAGCAGGCCCGAGTCGCGGACGAAGCAGATAAGGTCAGCCACCGCCATGACATCGTCGCCCGGCTGCGCCACGATGGTGAGGTCGCCCTCCCGTTGGAAGTCCAGGAGCCGCGGCGCGATTTCCTTGCGTCGCTCGAGCGCGATCTTGTGCGCCCAGGCGTGGCACCAGAGCAGCCATTTGCCGGTGTCGCGCTCGCGCCCGAGGACCGAGAGGCCGAGCAAGTCGTCGAGGCCGCCGCCGTCGATGCCGATGACGGCCACCTCTGATCGCTCGAGCAGCGTGTCCAGTGTGATGGTCCGGTCGGCAGCAGCTTCCCAGAAGTCGGCGCCGGCCCAGCGGTCAGAGCGCAGGTTCAGGCCGATCTCGACGTTCAGGTGCTTGGCCATGAACTCCTTGAACTCCTGTTCGCCGGTCTCCTTCGCCTGGCTGCGCAGCTGGGTGATGCGCTCGATGTCCACCGAGGCGCCCCAGTTCGGGTTTGTGACGTAGGCGTTCTCCAAGTCCTCGTAGGCCTTGGCCTCAAGCATGGCCGGCGGGAACTCGTAGATCACCGGCAGAAACTTGCGGTCGACAACCTTCCCGTCACGCACCTTGCGCGCATAGTCCAGCTTCGCCTTAAACACGCCGGCCGGCGGCTCGGCCGACTGGGTGGTTGCGTAGATCACGAAGCCTTCTGGCCGTGACGTCAGGCCGCCGGTCGCCTCGAGCAGCATGTTCGACGCTTGCGACTTCCTGCCGAACTCGTGCAACTCGTCCACGAACACGAAGGACGCCTTGACGCCAGAGACTGTGTCACTGTCCGCTGCGACCACCTGGAGCGTCGCGCCAGTCTTCGTGTGCGTGATTTTTCGGTTGTAATCCTGGATCTTCAGCAGTTCTTCAAGCTCAGTATCCGCCTTTATCATGTCGCGGATCGGCTTGTAGCTGTTGTCGGCCACTTTTTTAGTGGGGCTCAGGATCAGCAGCTCGGCCGATGGACGCCAGTTCATGATCAGCGCGCACAGCATGATGGCGGCGGCGATCGTGCTCTTCGCATTTTTCTTGCTGACCATCAACATGAACTCGTTGATGTGGCGCCGGCCCGTTTCCGGGTCTTCGGCGCCGAACACCGCTTCGACGAACTCACGAAGCCATGGCAGCGAGGATTCGCCCACCGTCGGCTGGCCAGCCACGTCGACCAGGATCAGGCCGCTGCAGATTTCCCAGGCCTCGGCGGCCATATCGGGAAACAGAGGGCGCTCCGTGATGAGCGGCTCTCTCGCCACGATCCGGCGCTCCCAGTCTGGACACGCCGTCGTGTATTCCATCGGTCAACCTCTAGTGTTTTGTCGCCGCCGCGCCGCGCGGGCCAGTTCGCGCAGCGTATTTACTGGAGCCGGCACCAGCGGCGTCGGCGCCGGGCTTGGTGTCGGCCTTGCCTTCGCCCATCTTCTTGTGCCGGAACGGCGCGGCCAGCCCGGCGGCCTTGAGCCGCAGCGCAGCCGGCATTGCCGGATCGTTCATGAATGCTTCGAGCGCTTCGAGTGGCGTCATGCCAGCGGTCGACGGTGCGTATTCGGCCCCTGCGTTCTCCGGGTTCTTCTTGCGGCCGGCGCCAACGCGGGCGCCGCCGCTGCGTCCTTTGACTCCAGCCATTTGAATTCCGATTTGAAAGGGGGTGATTTTTCGCGCGTGCGGTACAGGTCGGTGTCTGCGCCTGGCCGGCCCAGACTTTGACCCCGCCCCCCCTGCCTGGCCGGCCCGGGTCAGCCGCGGGCGCGGGCGCGCGCCTCACGCGCCGACTTGGCGTCGTGGCAGGGCTGGCAGAGGGTTTCTTTGTTGTCATCATCGTCCGTGCCGCCGTCGGCGAGAGCGATGATGTGGTCGACCGGATAGCCGGCAGTGGTGCGGCCCTGCCTCTTGCATTCCTGGCACAGTCCGCAGTCGCGCTCGCGGATGCGGCGTCGGTCCAGCACGCCGGCATAGCCGCGCTTGCGCTCGACCACGTTCGGCCGCTCGGTCAGGGTGGGCAGGCGGGCGGCACTGGTTTGCAGCCGGGACTTGAGTGTGGCGAGGCGGCTCATGGCGCTGGCGGTACCAGCGCCGCCACCTCGTGCAGCAGCAGGCCAGGCTTACCGTAGCCCAGCGACTGCAGGATCTCGGCGGCGCGCTCGGCCTCGACCAGGCGTTCACAGATGCGATCAAGAGCGGCGCCGTCGGTGACGCTGAAGACCAGTGCCGGGCGTCCACCGGTGACGGCGCGCACGATCAGGTGGCGGTAGTGCACCTTTGCCATGCTCATGCGCCACCAATCCCTTCTGCCGCTTGGTCGCGGTGGCGCTGCACTGTGTAGCGCAGCCAGGCCAGTTCGTCTTCGACGCTCATTCGGTCACGCGCAGCGCGGCCGCGCCCAGGTCGCTGATTGCACCCTGGATTGCATCACCGATCCTTTTCAGCTCAGCGACGCAGGCCATCTGTTGATAGACCAGGTCAGCCTGGCCAGGTTGCAGCTCGACCGAGGACAGCGCGAGCGAGAGCGGCTGCACCGTGAAGCCGGTTGGCACCACGACCACAGTAGTGTCGGCCGGGAGCTGGCGCGCAATCTCAGCGCGAACGTGGTCGACCTGCTCGCTCGTCAACGCGCGCGGCGGTGTCACGATCAACGCGGACATGCTGCTCTTCATGGTAGCCATAAGCACCTCAGAAAAAGAAAAGCCGCCCGGCGCATTGCTGCGAGGGGCGGCGAACGCCAGCTGCTGGAGCTGGGCGAGGAGACTCGGGGACTGCTTACGACAGTCAGGCGACCAGCCCCAGGGCTATCTGCACAAGTGGGCGGTAAACGAGAAAGCCCGCCATGGCGGCGGGCTGTACAGGCGCGCGAAAGCACCAATGGCTGGGGTGCTGTCGCGAGTTCCGGCTATCGGTGGCGGCTGGCCGCACATTACGAGTGCCGAAAGAGTGTAGGCATCAATGATACATCAAGATCTTTTCTTGCTGCATCAAAAATTTACTTCAACGTTTCGTAGCCAACGATCATCAGATTGGCGACGGTCAGAAAAAAAATGGCCCAGGTCAGTCTTTTCATGGTCCGCGTCATATCAGTCATGCGCTGGCTTTCTTGGGCCAACTTCCGGCGCGCCAGCTCGTCCAAGTAGAAGCCGGACCCGACTACCGTACCGGCCGCATGTCCGTTGTACAGCGCAACGAGCTCGTCGTCGGTCAGTGCTTCAAGCTGAGCCTTGCTTGGGGCGTTGGCCATGTCAAAACCTCGGAATTTTCAGTGAATGATGCAGTTATTCTAACTTGCAACACGCATCTTCGCGCCGGCCCGACTGGCATGGCTGTCGGCGATGCTCTGAAGCTCACTCACCATGTCCTTGGTACGCTCGAGCAGGAACGATCCGGACACAGGAATGGTGGCGACGCCTGTCCCCTGACAATCACGACACTGACGCCGCTCGGTTAAACCGGTGCCATTGCAGCACTTGCACGTACTGTCGAGCCAGTGCGCAAGAGAATGCTCTGCCACGTCGCGATAGAGCTTGATTGCCGCTGCGGCGTCCCAGACAGTGGCCTCGGCCATCCAGCGGCGAGCGCGCCCGCGCTTCGTCACTTCGGCGATCCACAGGCGCAGCAGGCGCGCCACATGCGCGGTACCCGCCTCCATCGCCACGACATCGCCGGCCAACGCCTGGATGCATTCAGCCTCACGGCTGACGTCCTCCTTGCGGCGCGCTTCGAGTAATTCTTTCTCAAGGCGCTCGCGCGCTGCGATTACCTTCGCCATATCCTGGATCGCGGTGCCGGCGTATTTAGCACGGTGTAAAAGCGTGCCGAGATCGCCGGTAGCGACAGATGCGAGCGCCGCCGCCTGTAGCGGTTCGGCTTGGCTGTGGCGGGCATCGTCCTGCAGGCTCGATGCGCTCAATGCGTGGATGTAGCGGTCAACGAAACCCATGATTTAACTTTCAGCGAAGGACGAGGGAGCCAGCGTAGCATATGCCGTCAAGAAATTTCCGGGCTGAATTTAATGATTTTCGGAATTGTCGACCGAGCTGCGCTGCTGTTGCGCCGGCGCGTCGCGGCGGCCCTCGTCGTAACCCAGCAGACCGGACACCGCCAGACCGGTCATCGTGATCCAGAAGGCTGGATGGTCGAGCCAAACGTCGCTCACCGCCAGCAGAATTCCGACCGAAGCGCCGAGCAGCACCTTCATCAGCAGGTGCCAGGTCAGCATGGCCGCACCTCCATAAGTGCCCACATTGCCGGCGAGAACGGCGACGGCTTGGCCCTCCCCTCTCGCCGACGAGCATCGCGCTCGCGCGGCTTGTCCGGGCCCGCGCCCAAGGCGTAGACGGCCGATTGGCTTCCCCGGCCCTGCGGGAGCATCCATGCCTTGATGTGGATGCGGCCGGCGGCGCGGTGCTCGCGGATGTAGGCCTTGACGCGCGAATCCGAAACGCCCATCCGCATGCTGAGCTGCAGCGTGGTCTGCGGCATAGCCAAGAGCGTGAGCACCTCGGCGCGCCTGCGGTCGCCCTGGGCGTAGAGCCGATGCGGCCCCTTGCGCTCTGCCATTGGCACGTACCGGGCGTCCGGCTGCCGGCCAGCGCGGAACAGCCGGGCCGGCCTGTTGATCGGCACCCCGTCGCGCCAGCCAGCGATGTACAGGCGCCTGGCGCGCAGCGGCTCAGCGAGCAGCCGATTGACGAAGCGGATCACCGAGGTCACGCTAAGGAACATGCGCGCGGAAATCTCGGCCGCCGACAGCGCCTCGTGCTCGACCAGCGCCAGGATGCGCGCGATCTGGCGCTCGGCGACTTTATGCTTTGCCATCAACTGCTCCCTTCAGTTCCTTGAGCCGGACCGCGAATTGGGCCTTCAGCTGCTTGAGGTCGTCGATCGTGTACTGGCGCGGCGCCTGGTCGGCCTCCAGCGCCTCGACGGTGGCCAGGCCGATACGCGCGATCATCCCGTCGCGGAAGGCGGCGCGCGTGGTGCCGCCCGGCCGATTGCAGCCCTTGCACTGCTTGTGGACGTTGCGGCGGTCGAAGCGCAGGTGCGGCGAACCGCCGCGCGCCAGGTAGTGGCCAGCGTCCCACACGCCGCCCGGCCGGCCGTCGTCGACCACGTGCTGGCCGCACGAAATGCACGGCTTGTCGCGGTCCTCGATGCGCACCACCTTGTTGAAAAGCTCCTGGACCTCGGCGATCCAGACCGGCTTGCGCTTGAACTTCTCGAGCTTGGCCTTCGTGGCCACGCGCTCGGCGCGGGCCTCGGCGGCAGCGATGCGCTGCTGTGCCGTCTTCTGTTTGGCCAGCTTGCCCAGTGCGATGGCGGTGCCGCAGGCGGGCGAGCACCAGCGCACGAACGATTCCGGCGCCGTGACCCGGCCGCTGCAGCCCTTCACGGCGCACTTTCGGTTGCGAGGGCGCGCGGGCTTGAGGGTGCCAGTGCGGGCGATGGGGGTGCGCTGAAGCGTCATTTCGCGCCTCGCATAACGATGTTCCACAGCGTGGCGACGTTATCGCAGAACCCTTCCTTGATCTCCTGCCAGTACCCTATGACCAGGAAGATCGGCACTGATACAGGGCACGTCAAAAGCATGGCGAGCGCGAGAATCCGGGCTTGCAGTGGGTGACGCTTCCAATACGGGCGAATGCTCATGCGACCTCCGTGAAAAGGCCGACTTGTTCCTGCCTCGGTGGCTCGGGCGCGAACAACTGACCCTGCGCAACCGCTCGTTCAATTCGCCGGCACGCTGCCTCGAAATACTTCTCCTCGCGTTCGATGCCGACGAACTGCTTGCCGGCCATTACCGCCGCTACGCCTGTAGTTCCGCTGCCCATGAATGGATCGCAAATAATGTCAGCATGCGGAAGAAAGGACAGACACCAACGCATGAGATCGAGCGGCTTTTGAGTAGGGTGGTCGCGCTGCCAACCGTTCACCGGATGCATGAAATGCTTCGAGTTCATGTCGATGTTCGTCCAGCACAGCTCCACGCTCGCCATCGTTGCTACGCCGTTGGTTTTCACCCAGATCAACCAGCCGCGCGATGCCGGTACCGGATAATAGTTGCCGCCCCAGAGCATTTTGATGGGCGCGACCGCCTCCGGAGCTTCGAGAAGCTGCTCGACAGGCTTCGCATCCCAGGCGCCCAGCGTCTTCATTCCGCCCTCACCGGTACTGAATCGCTTTGTCCCGCCCGTCATTTTTTCACCGAGACCGTATGGAGGATCGCTGACGACAGCATCAGCTCGAATAGTTGGAAGGATTTCCAGAGAGTCGCCCAGGTACAGTGTCGCGCCTCCAATTTCCACCTTGCTCATGCTTTCTCCAATTCTCGTTGTTTTGTCTGCTGCTGCGCCACATACCGCGCACGCGGCGCCCGGTCCTTCGCTTCCACGAACAGCACGCCGATCTGGCCGTTCCAGGGCTTCTGCTCCTGCCAGGTGGTGCAGAAGCCGGTCGGCGAGCCGTCGGCCGGGAGGGTGAAGCGCTCGCACATGGCGCAGGGGTCGTGTTCGTGGGTCATGCTGCTGCCCTCCCCACCTCGAGCACCACGCCCAGTCCACTGGCGCGCAGGGCGTCGACGTTGTCGCTGCCATAGGCGACCAGGCAGATCGGAGCCCCGCTGTTCGCCGCGGCGCGCCGGCCGTCGACATAGTGGAAGTGCGGGCGCCCCTGAATGAACTGCACCGCGTCGGCCGCGCCCCATACCGTCTCGTAAAACATGACCGTCTCGGTGCGCGCCGGGATCAGGGCGATGCCGTTGCCGTGCTCGACCATGCGGCGCAGCCACTTGATCGCCTCGCGGCCGAACGGCGGGTTGCACCACACGCGGCCGTGCCAGGGCTGCGCCAGGCCGTCGTCGTGAACGGTGAAGTGGTGGCGAGCGGTGTCCCATGGCCGAACGACCGGCGCGCATGGGTCCAGGTCGAACTCACCGCAGGCGCGTACGATCTCGGGTGGCGTCAGCCATTCGTCGTTCTTCATCCGGGCGGATTGGTGGCTCGACATGCTCATGCCGCAGCTCCTGCGCTGGCCGGCTGCCGCACGCGGCGCGCGTCGCCCCAGTTCAGCGCGCAGCTGAACGAGTTCTCGTGCAGGCGGCTGTGCACCCGCTCGCCGACGTAGCGGCCCAGGTGGTCGAAGGGCTGATTGCTGATCACGATCACCGGCTTGTTCTCGTTGTAGCGGCGGTTGACGATCTCGGTCAGCAGCAGCGAGGCGTTCTCGGTGGCGCGGATCGCGTCGATCTCGTCGAGGATCAGGACGTCGAACTGCACGAAGCGCGCGATCTCCGCCTCCTCGCTCTTGCCCTCGCGCCCGTAGGTGGACTGGATCTCGCTGACCATGCCAGCCGCCGTGATGTAGCGGATCGAGCGCGCCGCCGACGCCATCAGGGCCTGGGCCAACTCGCACGCCAGCAGCGTCTTGCCGGTGCCGGTCTTGCCCACCAGGATCAGCGCGGCCCAGGTCGCGCTCTTGAGGATGAAGTCGCTGAACAGCTTCACCGTCTTGCGCACGGCGCGCTGCTCCTCGGTGGTGGCGATGAAGCGCTGGCCGATGTACTTCGCCGGGATGGTGGCCGCGTGCATCAGGTCGGCGCTGCGGCTGGCCATCCACTGCAGGTGCTGCTCGGCGGCCATCTTCGCCTCCAGGCATTTCGGGCAGTGCCAGGGCGAGCCCTTGCGCACCAGCACCTCGGCCGGGCCGTGCGTGTCGCACGCGCCGCTGGCGGTCTCCACGTGGGCGCCGAAGCTGCCCAGAGCGCCCGCGATGTGGGTCAGTTCGGTTTGCAAAATTCGATCTCCTCGTCAGGGCCAGGCGTCGTGATGCCGTGGCGTTGCATGCTCTCCTCCATCGCGCGCTGGTCGCCGGAGCGGTCCAGGTGCGAGAAGTTGAATTTCTCGTTGACGGCCGCCTGGCGCGGCGCGGTGCGGCGCTCTACCGGGTTCAGCAGGCGCTCGACGATCGGCGCCAGGTACTGCGGCGGGATGCTTTCGTCGCCCTTGTGCTCCCGGGCGATGCGCACCGCCTCGACCAGCACCTCGAGATCCACCCCGCGATCAGCCCAGCCGATGACGATCGGGCTCATCGAGGTGGCGCCGACGCCGAGCGGGCGCAGGGCAACAGCGATGGCAGTTGCAGTGTTCGCCGGCGCCGGCAGGTCCTGGCGAGGTGGCAGCGGCGCAGCGCCAGGCGGCAGGAAGTCGTCCGGGTCAGCGGGATCACCGCCGCCCACCGGCGGCGCGCTCGCGTCGGTGGTGGTGGGGGTATCAGGATTCAGGATGGGGGAATCAGGAATCAGGGCGTTATCAGACGGTGGAATAACGTTATCTAACGGTGGCTTAACGTTAGACTTCGTTTCAACTGCCTTCGTCTTAGCCGATTTGCCTGTTATCCCACCGTTCTTGCTCCGCTCGTTCACGGTGTAAAAGCCCTCGGCGTCAGGCAAGGCGCTGTCTTTTTCCGTGGAATGAGGTGCCTGATGCTTCGCGAAGTTGGCGATCTCGATGACCTTGATGCCGTCCGCCTGGTAGCGCGCGATGAAGCCGCTGTCGGCCAGCTGGCCCAGGGCCTGCTCGCAGTCGACGTCATCGGCCGGGAAGATCTCCATCTTGATCTTCTTCGGACGGTCGACCACGCGGCCTTCGCGATCTGCGATGGTCCACAGGCCGATGAACAGCAGCCGGGTGGCGAACGGCAGCTCGACCAACTCGTCGTTGGTGAAGAAGCCGGGCTTAATATTGCGTGCACGTGCCATTTCAGTGGCCTTTCTCAATCAGCGAGACCTGGCGGGTGTCGACCGGCTTCTCGACGTAGATCACGCCGCGCTCGCAGTGCTCCAGCTCCGCGCGCTCGGCGGCCTGGCAGGCGCGCTGGCAGATCGACGAGTGCTGGCCTTTGAACAGGCAGCCGCGGCAGCCCTTGGCCGGCCTGGTGGTGAACTGCATGCTCTCGGGATGCAGCGGCTCGCCGTGATGGCCGAGCCAGTCTTGGATGGCGACACAGTGCCTCATGCCGGCACCATCGAGGTGTGCGCCGGCGCGCCGAACAGGGCGGCCACCAGCGGGTCGCGCAGGCCCAGGGTCGGATAGGTCTTGCTGATCACGACAACGCGCTTCTCGGCCTTGCCCGACTCGGCTTGTTCGTCGAAGAACTCAGTGGCCGGGCCCAGGCGCCAGATATTGGTATTGCCGTTCCGCCCCTTGTCGGTGGTGCGCACGCTGTTGACCAGGCCCAGGTCGCGCATGTAGCACAGGCGCGTGCAGACGCCCTTCGTGGTGATCCCGGTGTGCGCGCTGATCTCCTCGGTGCGCTGGTGGCCGGCCTCGATGGCGGCCAAGATCGCGGCGCGCATTTGGGGTTGGTGGCGGGAGCTCATTATTCGGCCATCCCTTTGAAGCGCGAGCGCAGCTGCATCGCCTTCTGGAGCAGGCGGAACAGCGCCTTGTCGACGGCCGCCACCTCTTTTGCGTCGACCTTGCCGTCGGCCAGCGCCTGGTGGATCTCGCTGCCGAACGCGCCCAGCTTGACCCACAGGCCGGTCACAGACTCGAGCACCGCCATGTCGCAGGCTGGCGCCTCATCGAGCTTCGTGCAGACGAAGCCATGCTGGCGCGCCAGCGCGTGCAGCACCTCGTAGTCGCCAGTGATCTCCATCACCCGCGACGCATCGTCCATCGTCAGGACGTTCGTCGTGCTGTTCGGGTTTGCCTTGTTGCGCAGAAGGCCAGCGGTGTACCCCATGCGCACGGCCAGAGCCTCGCAGCCGCCTGGGGCTTCGTGCACGGTACGGTGAAAGGCGTCCTTGTAGTTCATGTGCGGTTCCTGAGAACAAATGATGCGTGGAAATATTGAGTGCGCGACAATGCAGTTATGGAAATGCGGCGGCTACT